TGCTCGCGATTTCGTCGAGCTGCGACATCAGCCAATAGCCGGCGCTCGCCGCCAGCGTGTTCGTAATGCCCATCATCGGCTTGACGCCGCGCGCCGACGCGAGCTCCGCGGCAAATTCCGGCAGACCATCGACGCTGCCGCCCGGGGTGTCGAATTCCCAGAGAATCGCGGAGACCTGCGGCTCGGCGAGCGCGTTCCGCAGCGCCTTGCGGAGACCCGTGATGGAGGTCCCTCCGCTGATATCCGAGAACGCGTCCGCCCGGTGTGAAATGGTCCCAAAGACGGGAATGATGGCCACAGCGCCGCTGGTTCGAAGATCAGCGCCGCGCGAGGCGGCCATGACCGCTTGCACCTCCTCCGCGGTGGCGCTCACGCCATGGGCCCGGTCCGCGATCATCTGGCAAATGACGTCGAGTTTTTCGCGCTCGATCGCCCACGGTTTGGCGCTAATCGCATTCAGAATCCGCTGATACTTCATGACCGCTCCTGTTCGGGAAAGACCGCGCTCACCCTGTCACGTCGCAGTAGACGATCCAGCCGTGATGAACCATCGGAATCAGGTGCCGGACGACAAGCCCCTCTTCGCGCACGACGATGTCCCCGTCGTTCCCGTGGCCGAACTGACGGAAATGACTCCGCCGCTCGTCGTCCGTCAATGGCCTGGGCGAATCGCAGTAGATGGGCGGCAGGCCAAAGGTCTTGCGTTTGATATCGATCGTGTTCATGCCGCAATCCTTTCCGCGTCATAGCTCAACTCGGTAAGCGCTTCGGCTTCCATCCGTTCCCAATGGTCGGACATCTCGACGACGCCCTTTGATTCGATGATCGTCCCGTGCTGCGCGGCAAACGCGCGAGCGATGGGCATCGGCAACCGTAACACGTCGGCGACAAACGACGCGTGATTCTCGTAAAACTCTTTCAGTTCGGCTTTCCAGTGGTCGACGTCGCTGGGGTATTTCTTGGCGAGCTTCTCGACAGCGACGCGTTCGCGCCTGACGCAGCGGAGGGCCGCGTCATGCCGCATGAGGACATCTCGCACGGGCGCTTTCGCGCGCTGGTCCGACGGCGCTGGCGCCGCATCGGATCCGCTGCTCCGCTGTCCAGGTCGATGATCGGATTCGGACAATCGATCGAGCTGCTCATCAGGGCTCATGTCCTCGCGGAGTCGCGCTTCACTCGGCCGCATCACTCTTGACCGAATCGCAATCTCGTACGCTTCCATGCGGGTCTTGAGGTCCGCCCGCAACAGATAGTCCATGTTGAATTTCGCGAAGTACGTCAGCTTTTGGATGATGAGCGAAAACTGAATCGCCTGCTCGAACTCGACGACGATCGGCATCTGGGTGCCGGTCACGTAGTCGGCCGCGGATTGCACCTGCGACGCGTACGTCGTGGTCCCGCCGATGAACAGTTTGTGTGGCGGCATCTTGAACCACCGCGCCACATCGCGGCCGCTATATTCCTTCAGGCCAAGTAGTTGCGCCTTCTCAGGGTCCACACCCAGACTCTTGACGTCGATATCTTCCGGCACTAAGAGAATGCCGCCAGCGTTCTCACTGCCCGACACGTACCGACTGATGCTGGAGTGCAGACGTGCTTCGTCCTCATCCTCCATCTGCCCGCCCTTGTAGGTGGCGAGCAGCGCTGCCGTCGTGCCTTTTTTGAAGTACGCGTGCGTGTAATCCTGCAGCCCGATCGCGGACGCGAGACTCTTCGCGCCATACTGCGGACGGCTGATCGCATTCAGCCCGATCGTCGACGTGTTGTGCACGACGAGCATCTCGTCTTGGGTCAGATACCGCGGGCCGTTCGGTTCGCGGGTCAGCTTGTAGCGCAGACGGCCGCTCGGCAGCACTTCTTCTTCGACCCGATCTGGATGTCGCGGCACGATTTGATCCACGAAGCTGTCCGACCCTTTGCGGTAAATCAGTTCAGCGCACGCCATCGGACGCAACAGGTATTGCCACGCCAGGGTCGACCAGAACGCCTTCGCTGACTGCCGATCATTGGGTTGCCATCGCAGTTTGTACGCCAGCGAGCCGACGCCACTACCCTCGGTGTACTTCACCCGTTCGCGTCCCTGGTCGTTGGAATTTTTGAAGAGCTGACACGACATCGTGCCGAAATCGTCGCTGATGGTCTGCACGGCGCAGTGCACATAGGACAGCGTGAGCGCGAGATCCGGTGTCATCCGGATCCCCTGCGCCGACTGCAACAGGAATCCTTCCGGCGTGTACCAGTAATCGCTGAAGAAGCCCGGCGTTCCCGCGCGAACAGCCGGCGCCTTGACGGTCGAGAGTTTCCGAAGGAATCCCATTTATTCGGCCCTCCGGCGGTCCGGTTGATCCGACCGTTCCACGAAGGGCGTCCGGCTCGGGAGCGTCACCCAGACCATCACAACCCCAGGAATCACAAACGACGCCGGCCGCCAGACGTCCCAGAACCCGTACGCGATGAGGCACATACCTAGCGCCAGCGCGACCTCCTCACGGCCGACTTCACTGCTGAGGACCGTAACTAGGAGCCGGATCACCCACCGGCCGAAATCCTTCAGGCGTGTAGACACTCGCGACTCCTCTCGGCCGTGTCGTCGTCGGCATCAGCATCAATCGGCTAATCGCCATGATCAGCGCCACGACGCCGTCAATCCGTTTCGCGGACGTCTTTGGTTTCACCGGACGAATGCGCAGCGCATCATCGGTCTTCACCGCGACATTTTCCACGCACCAGCGCAGTAAGCGGTTGCCGCCGTGCAGAATCCGCTTCGCTTTCACTAACGCTTCGAACACCTGACAGGCTTCCGACAGGTGTTTGTAATTCTGCAGCACTTCGATGGTCGTCAGCCCGTGATTGTCACGCAAGGTGACGGCGACTTCGGTGGCGAACGCCGGGTCGTACGCGAATTCCCCCTGCTTCAATCGCCGAAAGCGGTGGAGCATGCCACTCTTTTTGTCCGGGCCGACAAACCACTGAACGATCGGAGACGCACTGATGATGGCGCCGTCGACCTGCGTCAATAAGCCGTCGTCGCGCCAGAGGTCGTACGGCACATGATCCTGCTTGACGCGGTCCTGCAGCGTCTCCTCGGGTAACCAGAACATCGGCAGGACAGCCACGCGGAAATCGAGCGAGAACGTGCGCTTGCGAATCGTGCCCGCGTCGTCTTCCCCCACGACTTCCACCACGTCGGTGTCCTCTCGTCGGTTCGGGTCCTCGAGCGGCAGGCGAAACGCTACCAGGGCGGAGGATAAGTCTATTTTCTGCGCCATGTCGCACGCCATCACGCCAGGGTATTTCCGTAGCTCCTCGTCGGGCGGAATTGGCTGATCGCACGCGTCCCACCAGTCGATCGGAAGCCACGCCGTCGCTTGATTCACCCAGCGATTGAGGTGGAAGCGGAGAAAATCGTTTCTCTTCCGCGGGTCCGCCATGGCCTCGCGACATTCGATTGCGATGCCGTCCGGTTTGACCGTGACGCCGTGGCCGGGATTCACGCGCGCCCACACCACGGGAGAGGTCCAGTCATCTTTCGGCGACGCTTCGAAGATCACCGGCAAACAGGACTCATCGTCGATCCGTCCAGACAGCACACCCTTGGCGTATTCGTATTCCTCATAGCAGACGCCTTCGTCGTCATGGCCCGCGTGCGAGATGAGCAGCACCATCGGTTGACGGCGCTTGACCATCGATTTCTTCAGCGCCTCGTACAGATCCCGGTTTGGCTGCGCGTGGAATTCATCGAAGACGATCCCGTGTGGACGAAACCCGTGTTTCGTCGACGCGTCGGAGGAAATGACCTTGTACGTGGACCGACTCTCCGGGTGGTAAATCGCGTCCTTCCAGACTTCACAGATCTCCGACAGATCCGGAGACTCTTCGACCATGATCTTGGCGTTCTCGTGAACGGTCCGCGCCTGGTCCTTATCGCCCGCGCACGCGTAGACTTCCGCGGCGGGCTCGTGATCGCAGACCGTGAGGTACAGCCCGGTGCCGGCGCCCCAGGGCGACTTGCCCGCCCCTTTTGGGAGGAACGCGAACACCTTCCGAAAGCGTCGATACCCATCGCTGACCCGCTTCCAGCCAAACAGCGGACACGTCAGCAGCTGCTGCTGATAGTCCATCAGCACGAACGGATCGCCCGCAAATTCGCCAATGTGATGTCGCAGATAGAACGGGAAAAAGTCGACCGCGCGCTGCGCCTCCTCGGCGTCGTAATAGAGCCGCCCGTCTGGACTCTTCCAGCAACCGCCCGCCTCCCCGTACCAGTCGGGGATTTCTTCGTCGTCGGCGTTCACCCAGAGCTTGACGCGGTCCACCGTCACGCGGCGGTGGCCGACGAGCGGATCCCAGACCGCCGGCATGTCGATCGTGACGCCAGGCCAGCGCTCCAGCGGCGGCGGCCCGTTGCCCCACCACCCATCGGTCGGCGGCGGAGCCGGGCCCCGACGCGGACCCTTGGGTGTTCGGCGAGGAGCGGTGGCGGTCGTCACCGAATCCCCTGCACTTTGCCACCGCGGATCCCGAAGAAGCGTTCGCGCTGTTTGTCCGCCGTTGTTTTGGTTTTGGCGACCTTCACGCGTGACCGCGAGCTCGGGGTCATCCCGAATTCGCTCTCATACGCGCGCACATGGGACAGCGCTTTGTTCGCGATACTGACGTACGGCGATTGGACGGGATAGCCGCTCGGACTCAGGATGACCTGCCCATGCTTCTCGATTTCGCGTTCAGCCTTCCGCCAACGAACCCATACTACGCAGTATTCGGCCAGCGCACTGGCGTCGATTCGCGTGAGCAACCCATGCGTCTCGAGCTTCGTGGCAATCTCGTGCCAGTACTCCAAGGCTTCGCCGGCGAGGTACGTGGGCGGCTCCGGCAGCGACGCGACGATCTCTGGTTCATCGGAATTGAGCGGCCGCTTCCCAGGATTCCCACGCGCCACACGGAGCGCCGTCGGGACGGGCTTACGCCCTCTCATTTGTCAAGGGAATGATCGCAGGTCAGCCATTGCTGGCTATTTTGTGTTTACGGAAATGTCGCCGTGAATCGAACACTGTTGGCGCTGAATCGAACTCCCAAACGTCGAATCTGTTCCTAGCCAGCAATTACATCTGGGATCCTGTTGGGCCGCCAACGTGCCGCACTGTGCTGAATACTCCAGGAAGTGATTCACCTTCGCACGTTTCTCATCCATCCACCGACCGAGCGGAGCGCCAATGCCGAGCATTTCCAACGTCGCCGCTAAATCGCTGTATTAGCTGCGTCAGATCCTTTATGAGCGTCGCAGGTTCGTCCATGTGCCCCATTAATATCAATAAACACGGTCTTGACAGTGGTGGACTACTTATAGCGCGATCTGTGAAACTAGTCCAGTGGCCATTTGAGGCCGCGACTCAAGAGGAGAAATCATGAGCAAAAGAAATGTTCATATCGTTCCGCGCGCCGATGGATGGGCGGTGCGCCGTGAACACGCCGATCGCGATTCGTCCCATCATTACGTGAACGATTGTTTTCGCGACCCTGGCGACCATTCGTCAAGACGTCCACGTACGTGCCGCAAGTGCCATATCGCGGCGGCATCCAGATTGATGCGCATACGGTCGTCATGCATCCGGCCACCCTACGAGCCTTAAAGCGAGAGCTGCGAGAGCTAGAAAACGGCTAGACAGATTGATTCTGACGATTGACGCTGTTACACTGCCGCGCATGAAATTTCGTGACATCTTGAAAGTCTTTGCCGGGTTGCCACGGCTCCGCGCCATCGCTATCGCTCGGATTGAGCCGAACGATGTGATCGTCGTGCAGTGCGAGGATCCCATCGACGACGAACTGGGCGAGCGGATCAGACAATGGCTCTCTCCGGTCTGGCCGGACCGAAAGATCGTGGTCCACGGACCAGAGGTCGAACTGAAGGTCGTCCGCAATGGCTAACCGTGGAGGATTCCGTGAGAATGCCGGCCGCAAATCGGCATTCCCCGGTAAGGTGCTCGACAAACCATTCGCAATGGACTTCACGCCACGCGGGCACCGCGCGCTGCATGCCCTAACGGTCCGGCGTCGACTGAGCCGGAATGACGTGATCGCCCATCTCGCCAAACAGCACGCCGACGACTTGGTGTTCGAGGCTGACGGCGTGGTCTTTCCAGGGAAAGCCGCTGAAGGGGTGCTGACCATCCGGGTGGACCGGGAGGCCGGCGCCAAGCTCCGGGCGGCGAAGGCGAGGACCAAGAAGAGCTACTCAGACATCGGGGAGGCCCTTGTTCGCTGGTTTGGGCGGTCTGAGAGGCATTATCCGAAGGTCCCAGCATCAGCGACCTTGACCCGGCGGCGCCGACGCTCCAGAAAGTCACTGGAGGCCAAATGAGCGAGATCGAATCTGCTGTTGGTGACTTCCAACGCGATGCGACTACGCTGGTCGTTAGGATCGGGGCGGCTTTGGATGGTTTCACTGCCGCACTGGAGGAGGCGTCGCGAGCCTTCATCGCCTTGGGCGAAGCGATGGGGATCAAGCGGTCGCGGCCGCTCACGGTGCCTGGCCGATGGGCGTACGACCTCGCGACGCTGTTCGGGTTCGCGCACCTCGACGTCTTGGCGTGGCTGGAGACGTGTCCCGGCGCTCGCTGATGAATTTCAACCGGAGCACTGGTCATCATGACACGCGACGAACATCTAATGACGATTGCGATGGAAGAATGCGCGGAAGTCGCGCAGCGCGTGTCAAAGGCCGTTCGGTTCGGGATGGAGGAAATTCAACCAGGCCAACCGCTGAACGTATTCGTCAGGAATACGTCCTTGTCGCGGATGCGGCCCTCACGGTCGTGAATGACGACCTCCCCGCGCTCGCGGCGCGCCGTTTCGCGGCCCGCGTCAATCGCGTCGCTCTGCGTCCGGTGACCTTCGACGTACCTGCGGCTCGCCATTCTCGACCAGATATACCGATTCGATGATGCGCGTGCCACGGAATTCGATGAGTTCGCGGACGGCCATTTCATCGCCTCCTTTCATGCCGGCTCCACAGTGACGGAGTAATACGCGTCGGTCATGTCCTTATAGAAACTGCCGGTAGGCCCGTGAACGGTCAGTGTCGATGGACGACTGTAGACCCTGTCTCCACGAATCACCACGCGCTTGTCAATATCCGCCATATCCAGCGGTTCAACTCGAAT